AGAACACACAATGAACAAATACGAATGTGAAGTTTGCGGACACATACACGACGAGGCAGTGGACGGTTTGTGGGATGAATTACCACAGTTCTACCTATGCCCCGAATGTGGATGCCACAAAGACGAATACTTTTTAGTAGAATAATATGAGGCGGTAAGCACATAGCTTACCGCCTTTTATTTTGCCTAACACAATAAATGTGACAAAATTATTACAAATATGCGTACTTAAATACGAATAATATTTTTTGCAGCAAAAACTACTATATTGACTTTTAGTGCCTGGTAGTGTATAATATTAAAAGTTACAAAAATAAATACCTAAAATGGGTATACAATAAAAATAAAAGCTAACTACAACAGTTAGCTAGCGCGGCAGGTAATACTTGCCAGTATTACCTGTTATTATAAACCCTAATAATAATAAAAACAAGGGGAATATTATGGCAGAAGTTTTAAGCCCAGGTGGCATGATGATGGGCGGTTATGGCGATGGTGGCGGACTGTTTGGCGGTGGTGGAGGCGGTGGACTGATCGGAGGTCTTATCCTTGGTAGCTTGTTACGCAATAATGGTAATCTTTTTGGTGCAGATGGCGCTGGTGCCGCAGCAGCACTTCGTTCGCCACCAGAACAATCAACTGCAAACATGCAATTAATGCAGTCAATTGGTCAAGTTGACAAAGCAGTGGCTGTTAATTCAGCAACTTTTGAGGCTAGCCAAGCTACACAAAGTTTAGGCATTACAAATCAATTAGCTAGTGTTGCTAGTTCACTTACAAATAGTGTAAGTGGTGTTAAAGATGCTGTTAATGCTAATGCTACAGCAACAATGCAGCAACTTAATACAATTAACACAAACATGTTGCTTGGTTTTAATCAAACACAGCAAGTTGTTCAAAATGACGGCGATAAAACTCGTGCACTGATTACTGCACAATACGAGGCTACACTTAATCGTCAGCTTACAGATGCTAATGCAGAAATTATTGAACTGCGCGGCGATAACCGTTTACAAGCAGCTACAGCAGGTATTACACTTAATAATACCAATAACATCAATCAGATGCAACAGCAAACTCAACAGCAAACTCAATATAATCAGCTTGCTAATATGATTTGGGGCCTTGGTCAACAAATTCGTAGTACTAACGAAGCAATTAACGTTGGTAGCGGAACACTTACCGCTAATCCAGCTAACACAAATACAAACATTCGGTAATCCTGAACTAAGTATACAGCCCCTTCAGTCATGAGCTGTAGGGGCTTTTTTATAGGGATTACAAAATGAATCAAAAACAACGACAAGGAATGCCTTTTGGTTTTCCTATGGTTCCCTACATAGCCCCGCCACCTCCAATAGTTCCGAGTTGGTGCCCGCCGCCTTTCCCCGATCACGATTTATTTATTAGGTATAGTCCACCAGGCCCGCCTGGACCACCTGGCCCAGCTGGACCCGAAGGCCCGCCAGGCCCGCCTGGACCACAGGGTCCCCCTGGTTCACTGGCGAACTTGCCGGTTACCTTAGTAGATAGTGCAACTTATCTGGCTACTAATACTGACTACTTTATTGGAGTAATCTTTAATGGCGCAAGTACTATTACACTACCGGCCGGCACACTAGGCAAAATATTTATTATCAAGGATAGTGTGGGCGATGCATTGACAAACCCAATTACTGTAGTGGCAACTGCTAGTACCATTGATGGTGCAGCAAACTACGTAATTGACTCTCCTTGGGGGTCTATTGGATTAATCTACAACGGAATTGAGTGGAATGTAACATGAGTTACAATAGCCCACTTGCAAGCGCTACTAATTACGGCGCAATGCGTGTTGGTAGTGGTCTGCAAGTTACTGATGGTGTAGTATCAAACCAACCCGTTGCACTATTCAATCAAGCTTACTTTTATAGTACACAAACGCAAACAAATCCTGTAGCTAATACACAAAATATTGTAACATTTAATAACGCAGCCGTCAATGTAGGCATTACACTTGTGGCCGGAACTCAAATTACTATTAGCAGAACCGCTAACTATAATTTTCAATTTACTGCACAAGTTGATAAAACAGACGGCGGCAATGATTTAATAGATTTTTGGTTACGACGTAACGGTGTAAATTATCCAGATACAAACTCACAAAGTGTTGTGATTGGTACCATTGGTGTGCTGGTAGCAAATTGGAACTTTACCCTAGCATTAACTGCAGGAGATCAAATGCAAATAGCATGGTCTAGTGCAGATACTGCTATGCGATTACTAACAGTCCCCGTACAGGCAGCACCTGTACGGCCTGTAACACCTAGTGTTAGATGCACTATCATTCAATTATAATAGCCTAATAATAAGGATAATAAAATGGCTTTTAATTCTCCCTTAGCTTCGCCCACCACGTATGGTGTGGTTGAAATCGGTACAGGTATTTCGGTAACCAATGGCGTGATTAGTGTTGCACCTAATGGTCAAGTAAATACTCATTTAGTAAACAACGCAGCTAGTCCTTATACCCTAGATAGTGCAGGTGCAACGCCTAACTATTATTTAGGTGTTGTAGGAACTGGTGCTGCAATTACCATTAATCTTACGGCTGGTGTAGATGGTCGTGAAGTGGTAATTAAATCTGAAGCTACTAATACTAGTGATATTACAATTGTACCTAACGGTGCACAAACAATTGAAAATGCAGCAAACTTTCCAATTTTAGCAGTTACTGCTGGTAGTGTAACGCTAATTTTCCGTGGAACAAACTGGAACGCAGTTTAATTAACCGGGGGTTAGTATGAGTTATACCAGACCCCCAGCATCTACTCTTGCAGGACGGGCGTTAAAACAAACGCCTGCTCCTTCAACACAGGCAATAATTCCTGTACTACTAGATGCTGAGATTGCTGCTACTACACACTTAGGCGTTGTGCAAGTGGGTAGTGGCCTATCAATTACTCCACAAGGAATATTAAGTGTTACTAATAGTAGCGATTTATTTGCAGTAAAAATAATTACAGCAAATTATACACCTACTGCCAATGATTACTATATTGGCGCAATTAAAAAAGAAATTACCGTAACACTTCCTAAAGGTGTAACTGGTAAAGTATATGTTGTAAAAAATCAAGAAAACGGCGAAATTACCGTAACTGGTACTGGCGGCCAAAAAATAGACGGATTTAGTTCACAAAAATTAAGCACTAATAAATCCTTAATGCTTATATTTGATGGCACTGAATGGCAGTCTATTGCTACAAATAGTTCTGACACCCTACTATCTCTTTAACCAAAAATGTTTAATCACAACCTATCTACTTTAAATCCTACACAAACTATTGCAATTGCAAGTGTAGTAGAATCTTTAGATGACTTAATTGAATCTGCAACTAGTTTTGTTAAAAATGGCGGTCAAAGTTACCGCAGTTTTTTACAAGACCGCGAACAGTTGATTACAAAAATTTGTGAATTACCTAGCTGTAAATAGTAAAAAATTTCTGACTTGAAATTTTGTTTTGATTCCGGTATAATACTTGTTGTGTCGGAAATTTTACAAAATAAAATAATGCAAAAACCAAACCGCTTTGATTTTGAACAACAAATGATGGATTGCTGGGGTGTAGTAGATGACATTAAAACCATCTACTATCTCCAAGACTTGCGTGATACAACCGAAGACGAAATGCAAAATCTTTTGCTAGGCCTGTTTACAATGTATCAAGTCAAGTTTGAAATTTTGCAAAGGATGTTTGAGGATTTGGTTCACAGCAAACAGTTGTAAATGGGTAGCCCTTTTAGTTAAATGGTATAACAGTTGATTTGTAATCATCAATTGGCAGTTCGATTCTGTCAAGGGGCACCATATAAAAATACTCTGGTCGGTGTGGTGAGACACGCAAGTAGACAATACTAGGACATGGTTTGAATCCAAACTAGAGTATTTTTATATGGTTGTATGAAGCAAGCCGAAAGGCGCGCTGGACGTGGGTTCGACTCCCACCTGGTCCACCAAAAGTACACTAAGGCGATGCATAGCCGTGGTACGCGTTACCTCTGTAAGTGTAGTGTGCTTTTGATGGGCCAGTCATGGTTTCGACAGTGTGATAAGTATGTGAGTGGACAACTCGGTAGGCGATCTCCGCAAAAGAAGCAAACTATATAAATGCCAACGATGAGGTATTTGCCCTAGCCGCTTAAGCTAGTGCCGAGGTATGCCCCCGCCTTGTAACCAAGGGGGGCTTTTTATTGGATAAATCTTATGGCTAACAGAAAACTTGATAGTGATGATTTTATGCTGGACACAGGTCTTAGCCGAGGATTTCGTAAATCTGGTTCTGCTATCTACGAGTTCTACCTAAGTGGAACTATTACAGGACCTGAAGACTATATTGAGTGGTTTAACACTATTCGTAGTGCAGGACCACAAGACGAAGTAAAAATTTATATTAACAGCAGTGGTGGCGATTTAAATTGTGCACTACAATTTATGCGTGTGCTTAGTGAAACACAAGCTACTGTTATTTGTAGTGTTGAAGGTAGTTGTATGAGCGCTGCTACAATGATCTTTTTATGTGCTGATGTGTTTGAGGTTACTCCGCACAGCTTGTTTATGTTTCACAACTACAGCGGCGGTATTTTTGGCAAAGGCGGCGAGATCTATGATCAAGCTGTTTTTGAACGTGAATGGTCTAAGCAGTTTTTACAGCATATTTACAAAAATTTCTTAACCAGCAAAGAAATTGATAGCTTACTAGAAAACAAAGACTTGTGGCTACACAGCGAAGAAGTAAGCAATCGTGTAGAAAAATTGTGTGAAGCTAGAACTAAGGAACAAGAAGATGCTCGTAACGCCCTGTCAGGGGATTTGCAAGATGAATCCAACAACGAATAAATGTATTGGGTGTTTTAGAACACTAGAAGAAATTACTGACTGGACTAGTTATACAGAACAACAAAGATTGGCTGTAATGCAAAGGTTGTATTATGAAAACGATTTTGTCTTTGTTCGACTACAGCGGTAATTGGCCTAAGTACTACCGCGAAGCTGGTTACAATGTACTACAAGTAGATATTAAACATGATATTGATATTCTAGAGCTACAACCCGAGGATTTGCCTAAAGAAATTTATGGTATTTTAGCAGCTCCGCCTTGCACAGACTTTGCTGGCAGTGGCGCACAATATTGGAAACAAAAAGATCTAAACGGCAGAACTGATCAAAGCTTAAAGCTAGTAGACAAAGTTTTGCGAATGGTAGACTACTACAATCCACAATTCTGGGCACTAGAAAATCCAGTTGGCAGACTACAAAAACTGCGTCCTGAATTGGGCGATCCCTGGTATTTTCAGCCACACTGGTTTGGAGATGCCTATACCAAGAAAACTGGATTATGGGGCAAGTTTAACCGTGACTTGCCTAAGTCTCCGGTCGAGCCTGACCCTAATTCGTGGATAATGAAACTGGGTGGCAAATCGGAACGAACTAAAGAATTACGATCAATAACACCGCTGGGATTTGCTTTTGCATTTTTCCTAGCTAATCCATAGAGGTTAATATGGCAGAAACTTATACACCCACAACGGGCATGGCAAGTGCAGCTAAACGTGCACTTGCATGGCATGAAGATGGTAAACCTGGCGGTACATTGGTTGGCTTAGCTCGTGCCAACCAACTTAAAAATCGCGAACCACTAAGTGCTAGTGTTGTACTCAGAATGCACAGCTTTTTTTCACGACATGAAGTGGATAAACAGGCAACTGGATTTAACAGTGGAGAAGAAGGTTTTCCTAGTAAAGGCAGAGTAGCTTGGGATTTGTGGGGTGGTGACGGCGGCCAGACTTGGGCATCGCAAAAGCGTGATCATATTATGAATGCCAGAGAAGGCAAAGCCCTAAAGCTAGTTAGAGTTGCTACTAAATCAGATATGCCGCAACCAATGTTAGATGTGGTTGCACAAGTTATTGAAGACTATGCTAATCAAAATATTAGTCAAGCATTAGATGCATATGGTCAATTTATGTATCATGCTCAACTCCTACGCAACTGTCACTTAGATACTTATTTACTAGACTTGCACATGGTTGAACAACCATACCGTGATATTCTAGTAGACGTATTTATGGAACTAGATGACGGCAACGACGACTAAGTTTGTGTCCCCGGATATGTGCTGAAGAGCACTGCTGGGGACTTTTTATTTAGGGCCTATAGCTCAGTTGGTTAGAGCAGCGGACTCATAATCCGTTGGTCACAGGTTCGAGTCCTGTTGGGCCCACCATATCTGCCCATAGCTCAGTGGATAGAGCAACAGCCTTCTAAGCTGTTGGTCGAAGGTTCGATTCCTTTTGGGCAGGCCAAATAATTCCCTAGTAGCTCAGCGGTAGAGCAGCAGACTGTTAATCTGTTGGTCCGTGGTTCGATCCCACGCTGGGGAGCCAACAGTTGGGATATAGTGTAATGGCAACACCACGGATTTTGATTCCGTTATTCTAGGTTCGAGTCCTAGTATCCCTGTCACCACAAAAATTATTTTCTTGAAAATTATTGTTTAATTTGCTATAATATTTGTTCTCGGAAATTATTTTTAAAAAGGATTGCACACATGAAAATTTATTTTGGATCACAAGAACAAGACACAGTACTTGACAGTGACGGCATGTTTTATACCTCTAGCGAGCCAGATTACTATTTCTACTATGGCGTAGAATTTGGTACTAATGCAGGTGGCCTTAATGAAGTCAAGGTTTTTGATGGTTGTGAGCGTAGTGTTCCTATTGACATTGAATCTGTTCCTGCATTTATTGAAGCACTTCAGCGTTGCTATGATATTCATCAACAACTAGAAGAAGCTGAAGAACTAAAAGCAAATCTAGAAGATGACGACCACGAAGAGTCCATTATCTTTGAGGATTGATAATCCTATCAAAGAATTATTATTTGAACTAGGTACTAATAGTCAAGACATAACGCTTGACTATTTGCACAAAGTCAATAGATTGTTACTAAAATATAATGCTAGTTTAGGCACATACGATCACATATTTGACTTTTTAGAGTATCTAGAAAAAAACGGTTGTGTTACGATTACAAAACACGGCGCAGATAAATATTACACAATAACTGGACTATATAACTATGGCAAAAACGTCTAGTAAAGGCAAACAAACACAGTACGATCTTTACAAGAGCAAACAAACTTGGAAAGCAAATCGTGAACGTAAGTTGTTGCGTGCACTACAAAAAAATCCTGGCAATGCAAAACAAATTGAAGCAGCCATAAAAAACATTACCTATCGTCGCAAAACTCCTAAATCCACTATTTGGAATAAAACTAGGATTAAAATTGCTCAGTTAATTAAACAGGTATGTGGTAGTTGCCCACACGATATTTTTAGTTCAAATCAAAAAATAGCTGATCAAACCTTGGCAAGTTTACGTTCAACCTTTGACCCTAAAACTTTAGGCGACCTAAAAGTTAGCTTTAAGTTAGGAGACAGATTGCATGGGGGCATTTGAGCTATACTTAATATTTTGCTTAGCAACTTCCTTAACGCTTATCTATGAGCTTTTTTGGCCTATTATTGCACTGGCTAGACGAGACGGCATAGACAATGATTTTACTAAATCGCCTCTATTAAGTTTGTTTATTTTCTTTGTAGTAAACACAGTATTTGCTCCACTAGTAATTTGGCTGTTAATATTTCCATCGCTTTTTGCAAGTGCATTTTTAGGCATTACTAAAGCAGTCAGAGAAAAATAAACTTGAACTTTGCGTTGATTGTTGCTATAATATTATTTCTGTTTACAAAAGGAATCAGTGATGAAACTTATGCAATTTATATACACAAAATCTAATGGTGATACTAGTGAACGTGCGCTAGTAGTTACACAAGAACCAACACAACTTGTGGCTGGTATTGATGTTAGTGAGTTGCCTGAAGTAGAATTTGAACAGTTTACTCGTGAAATGCGCGAATTAAAAAATCGCCAACACGAGGAGCTGATGCAGCTTGTTGCAAAGCATGACTTAAAACATAACTATCGTCAGTTTACTCCCAGTAAAATGACTAACGTAATTGCCGAACTTATTTAAGGAAATACAATGACACAATGGAATGACGAACTTAAAGCTAATGTAATTAAAATGTATCAAGATGCAGAGCCAACGCCTGAGTCTAGTACTGAAATTATCAAAGATATTGCCGAAGAAATTGAAGCCTCGCCTAACGGCGTTCGTATGGTTTTGGTTCAAGCAGGTGTTTATGTTAAAAAAGATGCCACAGCCACTAAGCCCAGTGGTGATAAAAAAGCTGCTGGTGATGCACCTAAACGTGTAAGCAAAGAGTCTAGTATTGCTGATCTTAAAGCTGCAATTGAGGCTAAAGGTGGTCCAGTAGACGACGATATTCTTAGCAAACTGACTGGTAAAGCAGCAGTGTACTTTTTGAGTGTGCTTAAAGCATAAAAATAGGCAGCCTAGTGCTGCCTTTTCTTATTTGTGGAGTAATTATGGCTCGTAAACGCACTGAACTTGAACAAGAACGCATGACTGACGCTAATATTGAGCGTGTTATTAGTTTGCTTGAACCTAAAGAGCAAGGTGTTAAACCTATTACTAAAAAAGATGCTTGCCAAATTCTAGGCATGAGCTATAATACTACCAGGCTTGATCAGATTATTCAAACACACAAAGATCGCAAAGAGAAGACTGCTAAACGCAGAGCTGAAAAACGCGGCAAACCCATTACACTAGACGAAATACAATTTATAATTCAAAGTTATCTTGCTGGCGAGCCCGTAAGTGAAATCAGCCAGAATACCTATCGAGGCACTCAGCTTATTAAGCAAGTTTTAGACACACACAATGTGCCTGTTCGTAAAAGTTCGCCAGATTATTTTAAACCTGAGTTAATTCCTGAAGGCGCAATGCAAGATAAATTTGCTGTAGGCGAAGTGGTGTATAGTGCCCGTTATGATTCTATGTGTAAAATACAAGCAGAACAAACACACCCAAATTATGGTTGGATTTATCGTGTGTGGCTGCTTAGCGAGCGTTGGTTACAAAGCGCATACCAACCTGCGTGTGAATTAGCCAGTCTTAAACATTTACGCGAATTGGGGGTTAAGGTTTAATGGACTCAAATATACTATACGAAAAATTAATTGAGGAAAACTTAGACAAAGGTTTTCAGGTTAGGCTAGTAGTCAATGACTTTAAAGACGTTACTTACTTACAGCTTAGAAAATATTTTTTAAGCTATGAGGGTGACTGGATTCCTAGTCGCGAAGGTGTAAGTATTCCTGCTTCACTACAAAATATTTATAGTTTATTGGACGGATTATTTGATATTTGTAGTCAAGCAGAAGGCGAAGAAATTATTGAAACCTATGCTCATCAGTTACTAGAAAAATCTACTTGATTTTATTGGATTAAACTGGTATAATATATTATATTTACTGAGGAAATACTATGAAAGAAACCGTTGCTATTTTTGTTCATGATCCTGCGTGTGAAGTTGAGTGTGCACTGGCTATGGAAGCTGCACTAGAGCACAAGTTTGAAGTAAAACTATTTGGCATTGAGGACCTTGACCCTAAGTTTTTGTCAACCGTAGACATCTTAGCATTTCCTGGGGGTATTGGTGACAGTGACCAGTTTGATGAAATTTTTGATGCAGATCATGTTGATGCAGTTAGAAACTTTGTTAGCGATGGCGGCAAATATTTAGGCATTTGCATGGGCGCATACTGGGCAGGCAGTTACTATTTTGACATTCTTCATGGTATTGAGCCAGTACAGTATATTTCACAACTAGATGCAGATGTAACTACTGATGGGCCTACGGTTGCCAGCGTAAACTGGAATGGGCAAGAAGAAGATATGTACTTTTATGATGGTTGTGCTTTTGTGGGTAACTTAGCTTTTACTGATATTATTGCTACCTACAGCAATGGTGACGCAATGGCAGTTTATCAAAATCGAGTAGGTTTAATTGGTTGTCATCCAGAAAGTGAAGAGTGGTGGTATGAACTTGATAAACTAGAAGGCTGGCATGAAGGCCATCATAACGAACTTTTGTGTGAATTTGTGGAAGGTCTATGAGCATTAAACAGTACTTAGATGCAGCAAGTCATGCTTATTACGCAGGCTTGCCTATTATTAGTGATTTGCAGTTTGATCGACTAGCTGAAATTGCAAAATATTCAACTGTAGGTGCTCAAGCTACAGGTGCTAAGGCTAAACATTATTACCCTATGTACTCGCTACAAAAGCACTATGAGGACGAGGGCAAGGCTAATCCTATAGCAGGCATGGGTGATATTACTATGAGTGTTAAGCTCGATGGTGCGGCTATTAGTTTGTTGTATGTAGACGGTAAATTAGTACAAGCACTTACTCGCGGCGACGGAGTAGAAGGTCAGCTAATTACCGATAAATTGCTTAGCAGCAATAGTCTAATTCCGCACACTATCAGACACTTAGGCGTGCTACAAGTAACTGGCGAGATTGTATCTCCAAGTCACATTGCAAATGCCCGTAACTATGCTGCAGGTGCACTAAATCTTAAAGATGTTGCCGAGTTTGCCACGCGTGCTATTACCTTTTTTGCATACGGCGTTCAACCATTTGTTGGTCAAACTTATGATGCAGATATGCTAATGCTTAAGCACTTTGGTTTTAATACCGTACAAGAAACTGATTTAGAAAAAATCTATCCTACAGATGGTGTAGTCTTTAGACTCAATAATAATCATCAGTTTGAAGAATTGGGATATACTAGCAAACATCCTCGTGGTGCTTATGCTCGTAAAGAACGTGCTGATCATGTAGAAACTAAACTGTTAGACGTTGAATGGCAAGTTGGTAAAAGTGGCAAGGTAACACCAGTAGCAATTTTAGAACCTGTGTTAATAGGTGATGCTATGGTTAGCAGAGCTACATTAAATAATCCAGGCTTTATCGAAGCACTAGGCCTAGAAATTGGTGATACTGTAGCGGTAGTACGCAGCGGAGAAATAATTCCCTGCATTTTACACAAGGTAGAGGCATAGAAAATTTTCACTTGCAAAACCTAGCCTAATACTGTATAATACATTATTAAATTTGAAAAACGCCTAATGAAGATCAAAATTCCCACTAATTGTCCGTGTTGTGAGTATACCTTAGAGCTTGTTAATGACCAACTTTTTTGTCGTAACCAAGCCTGTAGTGCACAGTTAGGTAAAAAATTAGAGCATTTTTGTAAAACATTAGGCATCAAAGGCATGGGTGCTAAAACACTAGAAAAACTTCAACTAAGTGATATTACTGAAATTTATTGTCTTGAGCTTGATGAAATTATCAAGGCACTAGGTAGTGAAAAAATTGCAGTAAAACTATTAGATGAAATTAATCGTTCCCGTAACAGTGATTTAGCAACCATACTACCTGCTTTTAGTATTCCGCTTGTAGGTAACACAGCAGCACAAAAAATTAGCAAAGTAGTGCATAGCATTGATGATATTACCGAAGAACAGTGCAAACAAGCAGGTCTAGGAGAAAAAGTTACTAATAATCTAATCTCTTGGCTAGAGACAGATTTTCAAGAAATGAAAGAGTTCTTGCCATTCTCTTTTACCGTAGATAATAAACCAGTAGCCAATGCAATCGGCGAAGTCGTTTGCATAACTGGTAAGTTAACTTCATTTAAAACCAAATCAGAAGCCACAAAAGCACTAGAAAATGCAGGTTTTAAAGTTACTGAATCAGTAACTAAACAAACTAATTATCTAGTAGATGAAGATAATAAAGGCAGTTCAAAACGTATTAAAGCCGATCAACTCGGTATTACAATCATCAAAAACTTATTACACTTCTTAAACGAGAAAAAAATATGACTGAAAAACTTAAAAAATGGTCTGACGAAGCCGTTGCTCAACTACTACAAATTGTAGGACATGAGTCTCCTGTATCGGTTTCCAAAGTTGAACAAGCCGCCGAAACACTTGACGTTAGCACACGTAGTGTAGCTGCAAAACTACGTCAACTAGACCATGAAGTAGTTAGCATGGCAAAAGAAAAAGTTAGCGCATTTACTGAAAACGAAGGTAATGCACTTGCTAATTTTGTTAATAGCAATGCCAATGTATTTACCTACAAACAAATTGCAGAAAAATTTGCTGATGGCAAGTTTACCGCTAAACAAATTCAGGGCAAACTACTTGCTCTAGAAATGACTGGCAGCGTTAAAGCTGCTGAAAAAGTTGAAGTAGCTCGTAGCTACACAGAAGCCGAAGAAAACAAGTTTGTTCAGATGGCTGAGCGCGGTAGCTTTATCGAAGATATTGCACAAGCTCTTGGTAAAACTGTTGCTTCAGTTCGTGGTAAAGCACTTAGCCTTACTCGTAAAGGCCAAATTGCAAAGATTCCAGTACAACGCGAATCACACGCTAAAGACCAAGTAGATCCAATTGTTGCACTTGGTGAGCGTATTTCAACTATGACTGTTGCAGAAATTGCAGCTAAAGTTGATAAAACTGAGCGAGGTCTACGCACCCTGCTTACACGTCGCGGCATTAATGTTGCTGACTACAAAGGAGCCGATAAAAAGGCTAAAGCAGAAGCTAAATTAGCTGCTTAAATCCCTTTAAACAGCAGGGCCGGGAGTTTTTATAGGCTCCCGGCCTTTTTTACTTTGGAAACCAGTAAATGAAAGTTACAATTACATATCACGATTCAGAATCGTTTACTGTTGAAGAAGTAGTAAAACAAGCAGTTCATAATTATGGCCGTTTAGCTCAGGTAGATGTAATGCCTGACTCTACAATGGCCTATGATCATATCTATTTTGGTTTGCAACAATTAGTTACTCATGAACAGTTAAGTATGTTGTTTGATAAAGGTTGTAGTTATCAACAAGATATTAAACGTCTGCGTAATCAAATTATTTACAAAGTAACAGAAATTATAGACCAAGTAATAGTAGATAATGAATCTAAGGTAGGTTAATATGGATGTTTCAGCCGTAGTCTTAAACAAGCTGCTTCAAGAACAGAGCCTAGATATTTGGGCCAAGCTAAAGCTAGTGTTTTTAGATCCGGCTTACTCGTCCTTGTATAGTGTTATCAATAAGCATTATGAAAAGTATAATGCACTTCCAAATTTTGATGACCTAGAACTTACATTGCGAGAAGGTCCTGCATCAAAAATATTAGCTACGCTAAAATTAACAGAAATTCCGGACGTAACAGCAGAAATAGCACTTGATGCACTTATAGATCAATATACGCAAAATGAAACTGTAAAACTACTAGATAAATTTGTGGATAAACTTCCACTATACGATTCAAACGAAATAAAAGAAAACTTAGCATCAATTGCACTAGTAATTGAAGAAAAAACGCATACTAGTGAAAAAGTATTTACTATGGCTGATATAATGCTTTTTCAACATCCTGAAGATTTAGAAAAAGAACGTGTTTATCTTGGCCTTAATAATACTTTTGACAGTGTGCTTGGTGGTGTTGCTAGACAAGAACTTATCTTAATTGGCGGTAAACGAGGCAGTGGTAAAAGCATTACTTGTAGTAATATTTTTATTAATCAATACGAAGCTGGAAACAGCAGTATTTACTTTAGTATTGAAATGACTGCCTACGAAACTATGCAACGAAACTTAGCAATCTTAGCTAATGTAAACTTGCAAAATTTAAAGCAAAACAAACTAACTGATCAAGAAATATTACAAGTAGTACAAGCTAGAGCTTCAATGTTTGAAGGCGCGGAGTCTGTAGCTGATGAATTTTTACGTCACAGAGACAGATTTAAATTTGAAGAAACTTTAGTTAGAAACTTTAAACTAAAACCTGATAATCAAATGATTATTGTTGATGACAGAGATTTGACCCTAGGCGCTATTGATTTGCATATTGGTAAAACTAAAGCTAAATTTGGTGATAAACTATCAGTTGTAGTTGTAGATTACTTAAATCAAATTGTTATAGAAGGTAATAGTCAATATGATTGGCAACCCCAAATTGAAGTTTCAAAGAAATTAAAAAACTTAGCTAGAAAATATGAAGTAGTTATTGTAAGTCCTTATCAAATTGATGCTAGTGGTGAAGCTAGATTTGCCAAAGGCATTTTAGATGCAGCAGACATAGCCTTAGTAATGGAAGCACATGAAAAAAACGCACAAGCAATTAGTTTTGAAACAACAAAGATTCGTGGGGGAAAAGAGATGGCATTTACATGCCCTATTAATTGGGACACACTCAGAATTGCCCCCCAAAGTATTGATCAACCATCTAAAAAAGAACCTGTCAAAAAAGCAAATAAGAAAACAAATAATCAAACACAAGAACTCGCAGCTGATTTACCTTGGGACGCGTAGAGATGGATCCCGTTTTAGACTTGATTCAAAAAAACGGATTGCAATTCCAGGTATCCGGTCGCGATTATTTAATCAAATGTTTAAACCCAGAGCATCCGGATACAAACCCTAGTTTTCGTGTAGACAAAGTAAGTGGAATAGCACATTGTTTTAGTTGCGGATTTAAAACTAATATATTCAAATATTATGGAATCTTTAGCAACCCTATACCCATAAAAATTGCTAAACTAAAAGAAAAACTGCAAGATTTAAAAATGCAAGCACATGGTGTAGAGCTTCCTGCAGGCGCTACACCGTTTACTAAAATTTTTAGGGGGATTAGTCAACAAACTTTAAAGCATTTTGAAGCTTTTTACACTAATCAAGTAGAAAAACTACAAGATAGGATTATTTTTCCTATAAAAGATATAACTGGAAAAACTGCAGTATATGTTGCTAGACATATGCTATCAAATGGTAATCCTAGATATATTAATTATCCTAGTAAAGTTCAAATGCCTATTTTTCCTGCACAAATACCAGCAGGATATAAAAGTTTAGTAATTGTAGAAGGCATATTTGATATGTTAAATCTTTATGATAAAGGTTTAAAAAATGTAGCTTGTGCATTTGGCACAAATACCCTACAAGCAGATACAAAACTAAAAATGTTTCCGTATAAGGCTCAAGGCATTAGTCATATATACATATTATTTGACGGAGACGACGCAGGAGAAAAAGCAGCTGAAAGTTTAAAATTAACGCTTGAACAACTAGAATTTATAGTTGAAATTATTAAATTGCCAGACGGAACTGATCCAGGTGATTTAGATCAGATTAATGTACAAAGCATTGCAGAATATATTAAAAAATAACTTGATTATTCTAGCCAAATACGCTATAATAAAGTATTACTGGAGAAATTATGAAAAAAGTTGCGCTAATAGACAAAGCACCAAATCGCACTAGATATAGTGAATATTTTAACTTTGACTTTGATCACTATCATATGAGTGATGTGCCTATTACAAAACTGTTGAAAAAAGACGTTACACTACAGTTTAATGCAGAACCTTATGATTTAATTATACTTGTAGGTGCTGAAGCTGCAAAAGAATATGCTAAAATTACTAGTGTAACTAATTATGCGGGCCAACTAGTTAACGAAAAATTTGTTTGTATTACAAATCCAGCAATGTTAGCTTTTAAACCTGAAGGCAAACCTGATTTTCAACGTGCTGTAGACAAAATTCTTAAATATTATAATGATAGCATTGTTGCACCTAGTACTGGTGATTTTAGCGGTATTGATAACACAGACCAAGCAAAAGCGTATTTAAAAGAAATCTTGGCAAATGCACAAGGATATGTTGCCTGGGATACAGAAACTACTAGTTTGTATCCTAGGGATGGATATGTACTAGGCGTTAGTTTAACCTATAAAACTAAACAAGGCAGATATGTTCTTACAGACTGCATGGATGAGGAATGTATCCAATTACTACAACAAATTGCCAATAAATTTTATACCATTTTTCATAATATGAAATTTGACTATAAAATGATTAATTATCACCTAGGCATTGATTTTCCTCGTGATAGAGTGCACGATACTATGGTTATGCATTATGTACTAGATGAAACAGATAGTCATGGGCTAAAGCAACTAGCATTAAAATACACAGACTATGGTGATTATGATAGTGCACTAGATGATTTTAAAAAGAGTTATTGCAGTCAATACAATATTTTGCAAGAAAACTTTAGCTATGATTTAATTCCTTTTGAAATTATTAGCGAATATGCCGCAATTGACACAGCCGTAACTTTTGAGTTATTTCACAAATTTTGGCCTATTGTGCAGGCTAATGAAAAATTTACTTGGGTATATAAAAATTTACTAGTAGATGGTACACTATTCTTAATGGATATGGAAGAGGTAGGTATTCCAATCTGTAAAGATCGTATGCACAGAGCTAACCTTTATCTAGACGATGAAATTCAACGTGCTAAAGAAGTAGTATTTAGTTTTGATGCAGTTAAACAATTTGAACAAGCTAGTGGAAAAATCTTTAATCCTAACAGCGTAATGCAATTACGCGAAGTATTATTTGATTACTTGGGCCTAGAGCCTACTGGCAAGAAAACTAGTACTGGTGCAGTTTCAACCGATGCTGAAGTCTTGGCACAACTAGCCGAAGAACACGAACTGCCAGGCGCAATTTTAAAAGTGCGACAACTAGGCAAAATTCAAAATACTTATATTCAAAAAATCTTACCGGAACTAGACAAAGATGGGCGAATTCGTACAAATTTTAATCTTATTTTTACCACTAGTGGCCGGTTGTCTAGTAGTGGCAAATTTAACGCTCAGCAGATTCCACGTGACAATCCAATCATCAAAGGATGTATCCGCGCACCACATGGATATAAAATAGTATCACAAGATTTAGCTACTGCTGAAATGTACTATGCTGCTGTACTTAGTGGTGATAAAAACCTGCAACAAGTATTTAGTAGTGGTGGTGACTTTCATAGCACAATTGCTAAAATGGTATTTAACCTGCCCTGCCCCGTAGAAGCAGTTAAAAAAGAATATACTAGTATGCGACAAAGTGCAAAAGCAATTTCATTTGGTATTCTTTACGGTAGTGGTGCTAATAAAGTTTCGCAAACTGTAAGCAAAGCAACTGGTGAAGTATATCCAGTTGAGCAAGCTCGTGAAGATATTAAAGCGTATTTTGGTAAATTTAGCAGGCTAAAACATTGGCTAGACGAGCGTAAAAATTTTATTGAACAAAACGGATTTACTTATAGCTTTTTTGGCAGAAAACGCAGACTATCTAATGTATTTAGTAGCGATAAAGGTATTGCAGCTCATGAAGTGCGCAGTGGTATTAATGCAGAAGTACAGTCACTAGCCAGCGATGTTAATTTACTTGGAGCTATGCGAACTGCCAAGCATATTAAACAAGAAAGTCTAGATGCAAAAATCTTTATGCTTGTACATGATTCTATTGTGGCACTGGTAAAAGACGAACACGTTGCGCAGTATTGCAAAATACTTAAATTAAATACTCAGTACGATCATGGCTGTAGTATTCCTGGTACGCCTATTGGTGTAGATCAAGATATAGGCGAAGACTATAGCTTTGGTGATTTTGAGGTACGCTATGAATTTGCTGGAGATAAGTTGGCCCGTATTTAGACTTGGTGAACATAAGCCTATTATAGAAAATAACCTTGTCTACTATTCAAAAGAATACGTAGACAAAGAGTCGCTAGAAACTAAAATAGGTTTACGTATTGTAGATGATAAATCTGTGCAAGGAAGTACACTAGGACTACGTAGGTTAGTTATTACAGGCGCTAGACTTTTTCCTATACGACAAGCTGTATACTTTTTAGGTGATTTGATTAAAATAGCCAAACAAACTACATGGTTTATTGACAACACCGGAAAAGTATTTCAGTACAGAAAATCTAGTCGCGCCAAGCTGACTGCGCACAAGATTAAAAAAGTTTTGCCGCTTGAGGGTATGGGTGCTATTATCGAAGTGCAAGGTCTACCACAGCGATTTAAATGCATGTACGCACCTAAACCAGAGCAATTTTACGCAGGCATACTTCGTTGGGGTTTAAGCTATGTATTATACGGATTTTATGATGAACAATTTAAAGCAACATATAGGTTAGTATAATGGCTAAAGCAATTATAAGTAACAGAATTTACTTAGATAACCCTGGTGTAGAAGAAACCAAGCAAATTATAAAAACGCTTACCTATAAAATTCACAAAGACACGGGCAGTAAGCAATTTAGTACTGTAGAAACTATCAGAAATTATAAAATTTTACCTAAAAACGTATTAAGTATACCACAGGGACGATTAGACCTAATTCCTAAAAATTACGAAATTGTAGATAAACGCACACAAGTACCAGCACCTTTTCCTGAAACTAAGTTTCCACTACGTGATACACAACAAATAGTTTATGATGAAGTTACAGATACGTGTTTTATTAATGCTTTAGTTGGTTGGGGCAAAACTTTTACTGCACTGCATCTTGCTAAAAAGTTTGGTCAAAAAACACTAGTAGTTACACACACTACCGCACTACGCGATCAATGGCGTGAAGAAGTAGAAATATTGTTTGGTATGCGTGCCGGAGTTATTGGTGGTGGTGGCCTAGACTGGGAAGATCATGCTATTACAATAGCCAATGTTCAAACACTGGTAAAACACAGTGCAAAATTAAGCAAAGAATTTGGCACAATAATCTTAGACGAAGCACATCACTGTCCTGCTAATACATTTTCGCAACTAATAGATGATTTTCATGCTCGTTATAGAATAGCACTTAGTGGAACTATGATTCGCAAAGACGGCAAACACATAATGTTTGCAGATTTTTTTGGTCAACAAGTATATAAACCACCACAATCTCATACTTTAAACCCCGAAGTTAAACTAATACAAACCGGTATTACACTAAAGCCTGGAGCTACTTGGGTAGAAAAAATTAATGCACTTACTGAAGACAAAGAGTATCAAGAACTTATTTCTGCATTAGCAAAAATACAAGTAGGATTAGGACATCAAGTTTTAGTTATTGCAGATAGAGTTGGATTTTTACAAAAGGTAAAAGACTATGTTGGAGAAACCTGTGTGTTGGTTACTGGGGAAACCAGTTTTGAACAGCGACAACAAATTAAGCAACAACTACTCTCAAAAGAAAAAATGTGCATTGCTGGCAGTCGCCAGATCTTTAGCGAAGGCATCTCAATAAATTCTCTTAGTTGCGTTATTCTAGCAGTACCTATTGCAAATGATAGTTTACTAGAACAAATTGTTGGCAGAATTCAACGTCAACATGAGAATAAGCTAGTGCCAGTAGTTTTAGATATGCAATTTTCTGGTTTTATGGATAAAAAACAAAACAGGGATCGACTAGGATTCTATATGCGTAAAGGTTGGAAAATTGAAACGGTATAAAAATTTACACTTGTAAACTTATACTTATTATGTTATAATATATTCTTAAATCACAAAAATGACTTTATTTTTTAACCTAAAAATTTTAGAACAAGATACAAAAGGTGATGCAGAATATTTGGTAGAAGCCCTTAATAAATTTTACAAGGGTATAACTATACCAAAAAACAAACATGAAAAATACAAGCCACTACCAAGGTTACAGGCAGGCAGTAGTTTTATACTCAAACCTAAACCATTTTTTGATAACACGGGCATAGATTCAGTCTATAGAGCACAGTACATTAAATTAGCTGCATTAAGAAATTATGGTTTATATAAAACTAATGGCATTAAATTTGTAGACTTAACTCTGTATCCTGATATTGATATAAACAATATAAAGTCAAACCCGCTTTTAATAATTGCTAACAAACAAATTAAATTTATACACGAGGAAACTTAAAAATGGCACTAACTTTTAAGCAAACTAAAGGCCGCGCACAAAAAAGTTCAATTGAAAGCTATGAGTACAAAGACGGTGAAAATACTGTTCGCTTAATTGGCGGCGTACTACCACGCTATGTTTACTGGGTAAAAGGTACTAATAACAAAGACATTCCTATTGAATGTTTAGCCTTTAGCCGCGAAAAAGAGAAATTTGATAACCTAGAAAAAGACTGGGTTCCTGAATTTCATCCTGATCTTAAATGCAGCTGGAGCTATGCAGTTAATTGCATTGATCCCAAAGACGGCAAAGTTAAAGTTCTTAACTTAAAAAAGAAACTATTTGAACAAATTATTACTGCTGCAGAAGATTTAGGCGATCCTACAGATCCAGAAACTGGTTGGGATGTAGTGTTTAAACGAGTAAAAACTGGGCCTCTTGCATATAATGTAGAGTACACCTTGCAAGTACTACGTTGCAAACAGCGTAAATTAAACTCACAAGAAACAGAACTAGCAGAAAAAGCTCAGCCTATTGATGAAAAATATCCTCGTGGAAACCCTGATGAAATTAAAGCATTACTTGAAAAACTCCAAGCTGGTGCAGAAGAAGAACAGACTCAAAGCGAACAAGAAGCTGTAAAAGAGCTAGGTTAAATAACAAAGCCCGCTAAAGCTAATACTTTAGCGGGCTATTTTGTCTGGTAAAAAATGAACATATTATTCACAGCAGATATACACATAAAACTGGGTCAAAAAAATGTTCCAGTTGATTGGGCTAAAAATAGATTTCAGCTATTTACAGAACAGTTTAAAAAAATGCAGCAACACGCCGATTTAGTAGTTTTAGGTGGTGATATTTTTGATAGATTGCCTACAATGGATGAAGTAGAGCTTTATTTTGATTTAATAGCTGGCATTGATGTAGAGTGCATAGTCTACCCTGGCAATCATGAAATGCTTAAAAAAGACACTACTTTTTTAAGTTATCTAAAACGCGCTACTACTAGAATTAATCCACTAGTAACTATTGTAGATGACTTCTATACACGACACGGTATTGATTTTGTGCCCTACAATAAGTTAAAAGAACTAGAAACTACAAAGTATACTTTTGCAGAAAAGATTCTTTGTACTCATGTACGCGGCGAAATTCCACCACACGTTAAGCCTGAAATTGATCTTAGCCTTCTAGATCGTTGGCAACTAGTACTAGCAGGTGATTTACACAGTTATGAAAATTCACAACGAAATATTTTATATCCAGGCAGCCCTTATACTACTAGCTTTCACCGTAATGAGGTTAATACTGGCGCTATACTACTAGACTGTAATAATTTAACGCATATTTGGATGCCTTTTGAACTTCCACAGTTGATTAAACAAACAGTAGGAGTGCATGACCCTAAACCGCAAACCCTATTTCATCATACAATTTATGAAATTGAAGGCGACTTGCATGAACTAGGGCAGCTTGAGGACAGCGATCTTATTGACAAAAAAGTAGTTAAACGCGCACAGGAAACTCAACTAATTTTAGATCCAGAACTTTCACTGGGTGAAGAAGTTCGTGAATATTTAACTTATATCTTACAGCTTAATGAAACTGCAGTTGTTGAAACACTAAAAGAATTTTACAATTATGCGGATAAATTAGAATGATTACACTAAAGCAATTAACTTGGTCTAATGCTTTTAGTTATGGTTTGAATAATAAGATTGATTTTACTCAAAGTCCACTTATTCAACTTGTGGGTAAAAATGGACATGGTAAAAGCAGCATTGCATTAATCTTAGAAGAAGTTTTATTCAACAAAAATAGCAAAGGTATTAAAAAAGGCGATATTTTAAATCGTTATACAAAAGACAAAAACTATCAAATTGAACTTATTTTTATTAAAGATGGTTGTGAGTATAAAATTGAAACAAAACGTGGTGCTCAACAACAAGTAAAACTCTACAAAGGCCTAGAAGACATTAGTGGACATACAGCCACTACAACCTATAAATTAATAGAGCAACTTATAGGTATAGATCACAAAACTTTTTCACAAATTGTATATCAAAGCCATGCAGGTAGCCTAGAGTTTTTAACTAGTGCAGATACTGCTAGAAAAAAGTTTTTAATTGAGTTATTAAACTTAGGCAAGTATACACAAGCTGGAGAAGTATTTAAACAAGCAGCTACAGAAGTAGGTAAAGACCTTACAGAAGCACAAGCTAAATTAAGTACTATTCAACAGTGGATTGCTAAATATACTAAAACAAATTTTCAATTAAAAAATTATACTCCGGTTTCCGTTTTAGACGATAGTCTGGTTGCAGAAGCTAGTAGATTATCAACTACTATTCAAGATATTGAAAAAACCAATAAAAAAATTACGCAAAATAATACCTATAAACAACTAAAAGATAAAATTAACTTGTTGCCAGTACCTGATAAACCTGAAACAGATATAAGTTTATCAGTAACTAAAAAAGCTGAATATGATAAAACTATTCAGGATGCTACCGTATTCAAAAAGAAAATGACAGCATTACACGGTAACTGCCCTACGTGCTTACAAACTATTGATAGTGAAAAAACTAAAAATCTAATAACAGAACAAGATACAATTATTTTACTAGCTAAAGCCCAAGCAGATCGTGAAACTACAAAAATTAAAAATTATAATGAACAGTTAAACAAATGGAATACAACACAACGTAATCAAGAAGATTGGGAAAAATATCATCAATTAATTGATGCAGAACTACCAGAAAACCTATTAGATGAAGCAATATTACAAAAACAATTAAAAAATTTACAACAACAAATCTTAAAAACAAAACAAGATATTGCAGATGCAGAAAAACACAATCACGAAGTAACGGCACACAATAATCGACTAGAGTTAATAAAATCACAAATAGTTGAAATGGAAACGGAACTTGGCGAATGGACTGCAAAAGCTAATCAATTAACTGCAAAATTAAACACTATTAATACACTAGTAAAAACTTTTAGTACTACTGGTTTAGTAGCATATAAAATTGAAAATCTTGTTAAAGACCTAGAAGTTATTAGTAATGAATACCTAGGCGAATTAAGTAGCGGTAGATTTCAAATTAGTTTTCAAATTAGCGGCAGTGACAAATTAAACGTTGTTATTACCGATAACGGAACAGATATTGATATTTTAGCGCTTAGCGGGGGTGAACGAGCCAGAGTTAATGTGGCAACACTATTAGCAATTAGAAAGCTAATGCAAAGTTTAAGTCATAGCAGAATTAATTTGTTAATCTTAGACGAAACCATTGAAATGCTAGACGTAGACGGTAAGGAAAAACTAATTGAAGTTTTACTTAAGGAAGAATCTCTTAATACAATACTTGTTAGTCACGGATTCAGTCACCCCTTATTGGAAAAAGTACACGTTGTTAAACAAAACAACATTTCTAAAATCGATGGATAATAATATGTATATAATCGAACGTATAATCAGAGCCAAAGCTACAGCAGTTGTAGATGGTAGAGAAACAGAACTTAAAGAAGGTGATTCTCTTACCAAAGAACAACTTGAAACATTAAAAGTTTATGGTGAAAAATTAATCTATAGGATTGATCAAAACTGTACAGGGGAAATTTGTGGAATTGATATTGAAGCATATTTAGCACCAGTACACACAAATAGTGCACCTATGGTACAAGTATTTCCTGAATCTGCAACAAAATAATGGTAGATTCTAGAGCTAAAGGCGCTAGAACAGAAACAGTAATCAGGGACCTTTTTCGCAAACATACCCAGTTAGGTTGGGAACGGGTTCCTGGTTCGGGTGCACTAGATGAAAAACATGGATTAAAAGGTGATCTATACGTTCCTAATTACAAAAACACGTTTTGTGTTGAGGCAAAAGGATACGCAGATGATCACTTAACTAGCGCAATATTAACATCCAAGTCTCCACAATTACTAGAATTTTGGCAACAAACTATTCGTCAAGCTAAACAAGTTAGTAAATTGCCGTTGTTAACTTTTAAACATGATCGTAGTAAAGTATTTGTAGCCTTTAGCAGTGATTATTGTATACCAGAAAACTATCACCATTTTTATGTGCACAGACAGCCGCATAGTTTCTATGTTGCGCTTTTAGAGGACTGGTTAACATTTGAGCAGCCACAATTTGTGTCTTGACTTAACGGTTAATATTTAGTATAATATTAAATGAAAAATATTTTAATAAAGCCAACACTAGACTGGATATACAATGATTACAAGTCCAATCGTTTTAGGTTTACTATGGAGCTGGTTGCTTGGGCTCTTAGTATTGGGTGTGCTATTATTATGGCTGGAACAGTACCAAACCCTCCACTTATGGCTCTTTATCCCACTTGGATTACTGGTTGTGCTATTTATGCCTGGTGTGCTTGGTCTCGCCGCTCATTTGGTATGCTGGCTAACTACCTCTTGCTTGTCTCCATTGATACACTAGGACTTATAAGACTATTAACATGAGTAAAACATTTCAACAAGTTTCAGAACAAGAAAATTGTTTAATAGTAGTAGATGCACTAAACCTAGCTTTTCGTTGGAAACACAGCGGTGCTACAGATTTTGCTGAAGATTATAAGCGCACAATAGAAAGTCTAAAGAAAAGCTATAAAGCTCGCTGGGTTATTATTGCAGCAGATCAAGGTTCTAGCAGTTATCGCAAAGAAATTTATCCTGAATACAAGCAAAATCGTAAAGATAAATTTGCTGAACAAACCGATGCTGAACGCGCAGCTTTTGAACTCTTCTTTGAAGACTATCAAGCTAGCTTAGACAATATTCGTGAAACTACTAGTTATCCAGTCATACAATTTAAACAAACCGAGGCTGACGATATTGCTGCATATATTGCTAGTATTCATCATTTGTTACCTATTGATCACATATGGATGATTTCTAGCGACAAAGACTGGGATTTATTAATTAGTGACAAAATAAGCAGATTTAGTTATGTAACACGTAAAGAAATAACTGCTAATAATTGGCATACACATTATGATTTTCCACATGAACACTATATTTCCATAAAATGTTTAATGGGCGATACTGGAGACAATGTACAAGGTGTAGAAGGCATAGGCCCAAAACGCGCACAACAATTAGTTAGCGAATACGGCACCGCGTTAGATATAGTAGCAGAACTACCTATTCAAAGTAAATTAAAATACATTAAATCACTAAATCAAGCTGCTGATAAAATTTTACTTAACTATCAGCTTATGGATTTGGTAACTTTTTGCAGAGATGCGCTGGGTGAAAACACCAAGCAAATAGATGAAATTTTAAAAGAGTATTGCAAGGATTAATATGGTTAGCACAAGAGCACAAGTAATTACACGTCGTACATATAATCGTCCTACTAGTGACGACGGAAAACAGTTTGAAACATGGGAAGAAACAGTTGCACGCGTAATTGATCATCAAGCATGGTTATGGGAACGTGCAGTTAATCGTGAATTAAATGATCAAGAATATGCAGAACTTTATGACTTAGAACAGCTAATGTTAGATCGCAAAGTATTAATGAGCGGTCGCACGCTTTGGCTAGGCGGTACAAAAGTAGCTAAAACACGAGAAGCAAGTCAGTTTAATTGTAGTTTTACTCATGTAGAAACTGTATATGATGTAGTCGATGTGCTATGGTTATTGCTACAAGGTTGCGGCGTAGGATTTAAACCTATTGTAGGTACTCTTAATGGATTTTCAAATCCAATTAAAAATATCAAAACAATTCGTAGTCAACGCACTGAAAAAGGCGGCAATGAATACAATACAGAAACTTGGGATGCAACAACTAAAACTTGGACACTGCAAATTGGTGACAGTGCAGAAGCTTGGGCTAAAAGTATTGGTAAACTATTAGCAGGCAAATATCCAGCAGAAACACTAGTTTTAGATTTTTCGCAGTTGCGTCCAGCAGGAGAAAGGTTAAAAGGTTATGGTTGGATTTCTTCAGGCGATACTGCAATTAGTGCTGCATATACTAGCATTGCCAATATTCTTAATGGTAGGGCTGATAGTCTACTTACTAGGATGGATATTCTGGACATTGTTAATCATTTGGGTACTATTCTTAGCAGTCGCCGAAGTGCTGAAATCGCTCTTTTTGACTATGGTCAGCCTGAGTGGGAAGAATTTGCGGTAGCTAAAAAAGACTGGTGGCTACATAACAATGAACACCGTACTCAAAGTAATAATTCACTAGTGTTTAAAGAAAAACCACTACGCGAAGATTTAGAAAAGATTTTTCATCTTATGCAGGAAGCAGGCGGTAGTGAGCCAGGTTTTATTAATGAAGTAGAAGCACTGCGTCGTGCACCTTGGTTTAAAGGCGCTAATCCTTGTGTAGAAATTTTACTAGGCAATAAAAGTTTTTGCAATTTAACAGAAACTGACTTAGCTAAGTTTCGTGGCGACAATGCAGGACTACACGCTGCTATTAGATTAGCTGCTAGAGCCAATTATCGTCAAACTTGTGTTGACTTACAAGATGGTATCTTACAAGAATCCTGGCATTTAAACAACTACTTTTTACGATTGTGCGGCGTAGGTTTAACAGGCATTGCAATGCGTCCAGATATGGGTAGTTACGACTACGAATACCTAAAGCGCACAGCAACAGCTGCTGCTGTAGGTATGGCACAAGAACTAGGTTTACCAGCTCCAAAAAATGTAACTTGTATTAAGCCTAGTGGTACACTAAGCAAAATTATGGATACTACCGAAGGAGTGCACAAGCCGCTAGGCAAGTATATTTTTAACAATGTACAGTTTAGTAAACACGATCCAGTAGTAGACAAATTACGCGAAGCAAACTATCATGTTATTAATCATCCAGTAGACGATAGCGGCGTATTAGTAACTTTTCCAGTATGCTGGGATGGTGTAGTGTTTGATAAAGTTGATGGTAAAGAAATTAACTTAGAAAGTGCTGTTACGCAATTAGAACGATATAAATTGTTACAAACTAGCTGGAATCAACAAAATACTAGTGTAACTATTAGCTATGATCCTAGTGAAATTAGTGATATTATTAGCTGGTTACTAGATAACTGGGATTGTTATGTAGGTGTTAGTTTTATTTACAGAACTGATCCTACTAAAACAGCAAAAGATCTAGGCTACTTATATCTTCCACAAGAAGTAGTAGATGAGCGTACTTACAGAGACTACATAGCACAACTTAAACCAGTTACACTAGATAATGCTAATAGTTTTGATGAAATTATAGATCAAGAGTGTGCAACCGGCGCATGTCCAACTAGGTAATAAATATGGCAACAAAACAAACAATAAGTATTAATGTTACAAAAGAAGAGCTAGGTATTCTTTTAATTGCATTACAAGAAATTCCTGCTAAAATTTGTAATCCACTATCAGAAAAACTAAAAATTCAAGCACAAGAACAATTAGGCAAAACTATTGAACATAAAATTAACGAAAACATTAACATAGACGAAAAATTTGGAAATTAAAAAAGCCCCTAGTAGAAATACTAGGGGCTTTTTTATTAGTCGTTATAGGCTAAAATAATTTGTTTACACATTTTACTACGTACTATATCTTCATCTAAGAATCTTACAATTTCTACGCTTGGAATACCTTGTAATCGTTTAACACTATCTTCTAGGCCACTATCTAAAATATCTACTTGTTTAGGGTCGCCGCTTAGTATAATTTTGCAACCTTTACCAATGCGCGATAATAACATTTTAAGCTCAACTTTAGTTAAATTTTGTGCTTCATCTACTAGTACAATTGCATATTCAAAACTGCTACCGCGCATAAAACCAATTGGTCTAGGATCTATATCTTTGTTTTTAACTGCGTATTCGTAAAATCCGCGACCTAAAGTTTTTGTAAATACTGAGTCAAAAGGTTGTAGGTAAGGGGCATATTTATCATCAATTTTACCTGGTAAAAATCCCATTCCTCTACCAGTTTCTACATTTGGTCTAGTTAAAATAATCTTTGATATTTTTCTGTGAAATAATTGACCGGCTGCATAACTAGCTGCAACATAAGTTTTGCCAGTTCCTGCACTGCCTATACCAAAAATAATATCATTATTTTTAATTGCTTCTAAGTAGATACTTTGAATTTCATTTAGTGGTTTAATTTCTTTAAACCCATTTTCAACAGGATTTTTGTGTTCTAGTAATAATGCTTTACGAACTTGTTTTCCAGATTGACTAGTCATATAAACCTTCTTAGTTAGTGAACATATAATTCATACTTTTTATTGCGTATATTTATTACATCCTCTACATGGTGACGATTAATATCACAAGCACTACGATTACCGTAAAGTGCCACCTTAGACTTTAAACAAAGTTTTTCCACATTATCAAACCACCTATTAGGATCACACCAACTTGTTAATTTACAAGCTCTACGCTCGTGATTAACACCACCTAATCCACCATTATAGGCAGCATCTGCAAATGCATATGCTTCACGTTTATCTAGCACATACTTATCAAAAGCTTGATAATTATCGCGCATCATTAATGTTAGTGCACGAATTTGTAGGTCTGGTCGAGTATAAACTACTTGCCATGACAACTCCGACAATTCTTTAGGATATTTATATTTTAGTTCTGATAGAGCATCAAACCTAATAGATCCATCTGCTTTAAAAGCCCTGGTAATCTGACCAAGTCCTGCACCTTCCTCACGATCGCTGCGCAGGCGACTTTGTGAATTCCAACACTTACTATGCTTAAGTGATATGCAAGACTCGTGCTCTATTAGACTAGCAAGGTAAGCTGCTTTGGGTGTGTAGCCCAAACCTTGTCTTTTTCTTGCTGTAAGGTAGGCAAATGCTCATATGCTTGTTTAGGAATATAGGTTTCCACTGGTTGTGCATAGACTTGTGAGCCAAAAAGACTTAACAAACCATAGATAATAATACACAATCCTACAAATGCTAAACCTGCACCAGTGGCAGTTTCGCGTGCCTTTTTAAGCAAGGATTCCATGTCTGCGTAGTCAAATAGTGCACGACGTGCAAGATGTGAAAACCATACTGCTACAATTGGCGTAGCTAATTTGGCTAAAAATGGTATAGTCATGTTACCACCATTAGGGTCGCTGATAAAAAGATACAGCATAACAATAATGGTGCCGCCAATCATAAAAATGTTACGAAAACGAAAGTGTTCTTTCATGGATTATCCAGGTTGGTTAATTTACGAATAATTTTTATACTATTTAATTGCTGAATACTACACTGACCATATAGTTCAATTGTAGTTAAATAGTGCTCTGCTAGTTGCTCGTAAGTATTGCCTAAAAAACTAGGCAATAGTTGACAAGTTTCTAGCACTTTAGGGTCTACCACTACACGATTTTCTGTGCTGGGTATTGGTGGAAGTTTTTTATCAGAATTTGTAAATATAGAACAACCCGATAAAAATAAAAATGCGATTAATATTAGTTTTTTCATTCTTGATTGGCTTTAGAAATTGCTTGATTGATACTATCTATAAAATTTTCTGATGGTAAACATACTGAATTTTTTACAACAGTAACCGGTTCTTTTTTAATCTGCTGTTTAATAGCACTAATAGTTTTTGTTAAACGTTTTTGTTCAGCAATGCTTTGCATACTAACATCAGACAGCTGTGTTTCTAATTGCGTAATTTTTTGTTGTAGTTGTTGCTGATATTGTATACGCTCTTCGGCACATTTTTGCTCAGCTATATGTTTACCTTTTTCTAGTACATAGGTATAGCCGTATCCAATTAAACCTACTAAACTAATAGTAAATATAAATCCTATTAATAGTTTTATATCATTAAGCATTTTGTTCATTAGGTGTAAAATGTGGATATCTATAGGTTTCGGGTCTGACTATAGGCACGATTTCTGTAGCTTGCATAGCATCAATAATAGACTGTGGAAACTGTTCAAACATATCTCTAGTTCCAGTTAATCTAAAAGGTCTACGTTCTGCAAATTCTCTAATAGGCATATACCAGTCATTTTCTCTATCATATGGTTGTAGAGGACTTGTATAATGTGTAATGGTTTTACCATCTACATTACATTTACCAACAAAATGTAATGTATTAAATGGCTCAGTTGCCAATTTCATAGTAAATGCATTCCAATCATACAATTCAAACACTGTTACATTGGCAATATTTATTGGACTAGGATTTCCTTGTTTTGGTGGTAAAATAGTTTCTGTTTCGGGATCATAAGGAAATTGAGCTTGTAGTTCTTCTAATGTTGGTACAACAGTCTGATTAGTCATTGTTTATCCTTGTTGATTTAATTCTTGCCATTTATTTAGTGGGCATGAAGATTGTGTAAATTTTGCTTTTACTGGCATAATACATCCGCACGATTTGCACCGATGCAACGGTTTTTCAAATTTATCACACTGTGTACAAATTTGTAATCTAGCATAATAGATAGTTTTATCTACTAAAAATTTATTAATTGTCATTAGTTAATAATCCTGGGATAATTTTTTTCACCTGGTTCTACACCTATAGTTTGCCATTTATCGATAGGGCAACTAGCAATGTTAAACTTTATGTGATCAGGTATATATTTATCAAGTATAGTGCATTTATTTAAAGAATTATCAAATTTATCGCAAGCTACACATATAGTTAATCTATTATAGTAAGTATCTTTGTCTACTAAAAATCGCATAATCATATTTTAATTTATCCTCCACATTGACAATATCCACAACAATCGCCCTTATAATATCCACAACATCCATCAGTCAGTCTATAGCTTGCATCACAACAACCATTTCCAGCACAATTATCACAATCATAAATTCCATTCTGTTGTCCAGCAGCAGGACAACCTGCACAAGGATTATATACATAACCACAACTTGGTGAATTATATTCAGTGTTTACAGTATAAAACCCACAACTACCGTCGGTGTATGTGTCATATCTAGTATAACCACTGCAATCACCTTGTCTATAATTAACACCATAATAGGCACAAGCAGCGCCACCGCCAGCAACACTGCTATTACCTATCATGTTTACTGCATATACATAGCCGTTATAACTACCATGGCCATCTGTGCCAAATGAAACCGAAAAGGTAGTAGAACTTACTGATGTACTAGCAGCTACTGCACCACCATTTTGATTGGTAATATAAGGAACATATGCAGTAATAGGCCTATTACCGTTACTACTAGGCGGTCCCCAACTAATACATACTGTGCTACCAGCACACCTACTTACACTAACACTTACCGGAGCACTAGGGGCTGTACCCTTGGGCAACCCCGAAAATTTAAGTGTAGAAAACATTAAAAAGTAGCTCCTGATTGACTTGCAAACCAGTTTACACCATCACTAATAAATACATAAATATCAGTTTTACCATTAGTTAGTGTAGGTGTAGGAACACTACCAAAATTATATTTAATAGTGCCTACAGTAGTTGCAAACGTTAGTGTAGTAGGAGTATTTACATAGTTTACTTGAACAGTTAAACTTTTACCTGCTAAGGGCGGGGGCAACGTAATTGCATTTGCCCCCGCCATAGTAGTAATACTTTGATAGCTGCCATTATCTAGTGATAGTGTTACTGCGTTTTTAGTAACTGTTACATAATACAACTGCTCAGTATAATTTTTAATGGTTGGATTAGTAAAACTTTTATTACCAGAATTATCTACTCTGTTTAATTCTACCCAGTCTACTTTTCCAAAACTATTAAAGGTTCGTTTGTATAGGGCCATAGCATTAGGATTATACCACTCATCTCCTAAAATAATATCTTTTGGTTCTGTTGTTGAAACAAAGTGTTGTAAATAATTTCTGGTTGGCATAATTAGGCCTGCGCTTCTGTCCAGCTAATACGAGCTAGGATTGAGTTTGTGGTAACAGTAGTAACGTTTTGAGCACAAATTGTAATAATATCTGGACCATCTGGATAGATATTATTTGCAGTAGTAGGACAACTATTAGTATTACCACCACCTAAAATACTAGTACCTAAATCTCGGACTTGATTCAAGTCTTCTGTTTGAATACCAGAAGCGGTATAGAAACCAAACACAGTCTCACCACCACTAATAGTAGTACCACTAGGATGAATTGCTAACTGTGCTAAACTAGATCCGCCAACTTGTGCAAATTGGCCTGGACTACTACCACCAAATCTGCCGTTTAGTCTTAGTGAAATTAAGAATGTAACACCAGTGCCTGTAGTAAATGCAGAAAGCGATCTCATAACCAATTGCATACGATTAACAATCTCACGAGCACCTAACACACCAGTTAAACCATTATCAACACTAGGAGCAATACGAATACTAATTAGTGGAACAATAACGTCTTGACCAATATTACTAATAGTTTGTGTACGATTCATACCGCCTACGAAAACTAGCGATTTATCGTCATCAAATCTGCCATCCATGATAACAGAACTACCCCAATGACTAATTGTACTAGCTTGATTAGGGCCATAAAACTCTACTTTAATAGGAGCTGTTCCGCCTAAACTGCCGGTAGTAACACCAGTAACTGTAAATGCAGTTGCTGTAGCATTACCACCTGCTGCGCTACCCGCACCAGCAATTGCTAAATTTTGAACATTTCTGGTTAAACCATTAAGTGTATTACCTGTTTTACTAGTATAACTAACGTACTCAATTACTCCGCCAGTATCTGCGGCTTGACTTAATACTAAGGTACCTGCACTAGGAAATGCGCTGGCATCAGCAACTGTCATGCTGGTAGTAGCACCACTAGCTAATGTAGCCGTTAAATAGGTATAAGGAGTAAGTGTATTAGTTTCATAACGTGCAACCATATTACCGCTGCGCATGTAGGCTTCAGTATTTAGGTTATTATTAGCAATTCTATGACAATATACTACTTCGCCACGATTGTTTTTAAATCCAAATCTAATTGCACCCGCGCCATACCAACTAAAATCAGTATAGAACATTTGCATTTTGGTGTAGTCTATGTTCATTAAACTTGCACCGGTACCGTCCATTTTGTCAATATTCCATTGACTTTGAGGATACCTAGTATCGATAGTTTTACTTACTACTGCACCTGAAATATTGCTTTGACCTTTATATTCAGGATAAATTACCATTGCAGTATCAGTAGTAATTTGCTGTACAATATAGCTCATACCGCGAATTACAATATAGTCGCCTGGTTTTAATTGCTGACTAAACTTAGTATTAGTACCTGTAACTGCTGCACTGTTTGCATTTACAGCAATTGATCCAGAAATTTGTGTTGTACTACTACGTTTTACACAGTAAGCGGTTTGACCATCATGTTCAAAAAAGAAACCATTTTGACTGTCAAACATTCCTACTCGGTTATAACTACCATACCAACTTAGCGGGCTAACCGTAATAGGAAAACCAGATGCAGGTGCAATTGAAGGAGTACTACCAGTAGCATCTAGTCTAGCACTACTAGTATAAGTAAAAGTAAGTGAATTTGTTACTGAAGCTACTAAGTAGTTGCCGTTATAGGCAGCATCAGTACTACCACTAACTTTAATAGTAGAACCAGCTAACAGTCCATGCGGATATTTAGTAGTTACTGTAATAGTATTACCACTACCACCATTGGTTAAGTTTTCAACAAACAATGCTGGTTTTAAAATACTACCAGTACTAAATTGAATACTCTTACCACTTTGATAACGGAATTGACGACGTGTTTGACGAATTACTTGATAGCCGTGATATGGACTAACATTGGTAAATTGTACACCACCATCAAAAGGCCTATGTTGTACATAGCCTAATGCACGTGGATAAATACTGGCATTTAGTGTTGCTGTTACTGCACCAGTTAGTGCAGTTAAAAAGGTAAATGTGTTTGTGGTAGCTGTACGCTCAACAACATAATTACCAATTAGTGTAGTAGGTGTAACACCTACAATATAAACACTATCGCCTACACGTAAACCATGACCATTAGTAGTAGTTACAGTAGCTCTAGTACCGTCCAATGTAATAGCACCAGTTCCTGCTAGTATAGCACTGCCAGTATAAAAATTAGCATAATATACATAAGTTTTTGTAGTGTCAATTAGTGGTGTAACTGTAGGTGCTACAGTTGTTGAATAAGTAAACACTCCTGTACTAGTAGTGCTACTAGTACATACCCACCAACCATCTGCATTTGCAGCGTCTAAGGTACCTTGAATAAATATTGGTTGTCCTACTGAGGGCATTATAGTAGTAAATACAAATGCACCTGCTGTCATGGCACTACCACTTTGTACAGTAATTTGTGTAGTACTGTCTACTGATAATACAGTAGTTACACCAGTACCAAATGCGCCTGTACCGCTTTGTTTTACTAATTGTTGACCGGCATAAAGTCCTGCAGTACTAGTAATACCAGTAATTGTAGAAACAATAGCAGCACTAGTAACTGTACCTGAAAAAGCTTGTAGTGTTACGCTTACAGTCGTAGTGCTTGCTGTAATATTACTAATAACTGCTGGACTACTTGCATCATAAAAAGCACTAGGACGATTATTTAACAGGGTAATACTTTCCCACTTTGTAGGTTGTTGACCATATTCAAAGTCAGTGTCAATTAGTGATTGTGGTGCACTAATTCTAAGTTTGTCTACTGAATCGCGTAGGGTTTCAGCAGGTACAATTTCTGCGTAAGTTTCTTCTACTAAAATGCTTAATTTATCTGTAGTTTGCATAGATGCTGTATTGTATGATAATACAACAGTAGTAGTTTCAAGACCTGAAACCGTATCTACACTATTTGTAAAACTACTTGCACCTAGTGCAGGATCACTAAAATTATATAATACAGTGCCTTGATAACCGGCGTTTTGTGTTACATTAGTAATTAGTAAAAGTTGTTCTTTTCTAATATTCTTACCAGTAATAACAATTGTTTTAGTTCCTGGTGTAAATGTATAACCTTCAAGTATTACGTGTTTTGCCATTTTTGTTTAATCTCCAAGGGCGACTGCTGTCGCTGAAAAAGGGTATCTAGAAGTTTGCGTAGTAGAAGATTGTCTTAAACTTAGTAGAGCACTACTACCAACACTAGGTGCATTGTATATAGTAATATAATTTTGAGAATCAAATGTTCTTACTCTATAGCCCTTGAAAGAAGCATATTCTACTAACCAAGGCCATGTATATTTAATTATATAAGGCGATAATTTAAGACCATCTACTACTACTTCTAAATTTTTACTATCTGTGATAGTAGTTACTAAATTTTGTTCTAATCTTAGCGGAAAATGTGTGGTTACACCATCAAATTGATTAGAAATATCATTTAATATTACACCAGAATTTATTATATCATTATTAAGATTAATAAAATTAGTATCTATTTCTATATTAGTTAGTGGCCTATTTAGTGCAGTAGTGCCTACTTGTCTGGTAACAATTGTTGCCATATTAAGTCCTTTTTTGTAATAATATATTTACCAACTAATAGTACCGCTGCCACTGGTAAAAGTATAAATTCTATAACCAGTTCTAGTATCAGTATCTAGTGTGTAGGTTAGTGTTCCTGTAATGCTTAATAGATTACTAATAGTACTAGAGTAAGCAATAATAACTACACCTCTACCACCTACTTTTCTATTACCGCCACCACCACCACCACCTAACCCATCAGTTCCTGCACCAGAATCAGTACTAACAAAGGCACCAATACCACCACCACCTAAACCACCACTACCTCGTCTAAAGTCAAAAGCGCTGTATCCACCGCCACCACCGCCACCAGCATAATAAACACTAGTACCAGTAATACTAGAAGTTAACCCATTACCGCCATTACCACCAGGAGTACCGCCAGCACCGTTACCACGAATTCCTTCTGCACCAGCGCCGCCGCCTCCGCCGCCTCCGCCTTCTCCAAATTGTGGACTACTGCCTCCAGAGTAACCTTGTACAGTAGTTGTTTCACCTGCAACTGGTGTTATAGCAGGAGTATTACCGGCACTTCCACCACCATTATAAGTAACTTGACCACCGCCACTACCGCCAGTGGTACTTGAACTACCATATTCACCTCCTGCACCACCACCAGTAGATACAATAGTATGAAACTGTGAGTCTTTACCTTTACGATTAGCTGCTATACTACTAGATGAACCGCCTTCACCCACAGTAACTTGATAGCTAGTACTTGCGCTAACAGTATAATTACCCTGCCTAAAACCGCCTGCTCCACCACCAGCGGCAATATAATACAAACTATCTGCATATTGAGTTACGCCTCCAGCACCTCCGCCACCAACTACTAAAAATTCTACACTAGTAGTTTGCGTAGGAGTTTGTGATAGCGGAACTGGTAATGAGCCTTGATTAGGAAATTCTGTAGAAGGTACAGTTGTAACTTTTGTTCTACCTATACCTTTAGTAATTCGTACGTCTTGGATATAGCCATTAAACCAATAATTATCAAAACCTGTAGTAGAGCCACCACCAATACTTAAAACTTGATTAGCGGAATAATTTCTAGTATCTGAGCCACTGCCAACAGCTGTGCCATTTCTGTATATAGTAGTTGTTGAACCACTTTTAACAATTGCAATATAATACCAAGTTCCTGTTACAACAGTTGTACCAGTTTCTGCAGCAACTAAAACGCCGCTAGGCGCCTGATAATAAAAGTTTATTTTGCCGTCGCCATTGCCAGTTTGAACAGCCCATCCTCCAGCAGCAGTGCCAACATAACCTGTTGACATAATTGTTTGATAACCAGCTAAATTAGAGTAATATTGCCAAAACTCAATTGTAAAATTACTAGTACCAAATTGTCCGGTATAATTAGCAGGTATTGTTAAATAGTCTGTGGAACCATCAAATTTTATGCTTGTTGGAGACCACTTGTATTGAACACTATTAACTTGTGCATTATCTAGTGTACTTACTACGTTTTGTGCACTAGCATCGTAGATTCCTGCGTTGGTGAAATTAAGTAGCAGACTAGTATTTGTAATGTTTGTTACTGGTGCGGTGGGTGGAGTAAATGCTGCAATGTAGACTGCGGTTCCGTTTACAATCCGAAAGTTGCTTATATATCCATTTGTGTAATTTGTCGAATCCACCGCAATTCTAAAAGCGCCGGGGGTATAGTTAATTGAGGAGGCACCGATAGAAATTGTTGTTCCATAAGCAACGCCATTTCTATATATGGTAATAGTAGCTCCATTCCTGACAATCGCAAGATGGTTCCATGTTCCAACAGTAAATCCTGATGCGCCTAGGCTAGTGTCGGTATTGTTTGAACCGTTTGTAGAATAAGCAAATTGCAATACATTTGCAGAAGTTAAATATAAAATAAAAGACCGTTGTGTTGCAGTTTCATACCCAAAAGACAAAAACACCTGAGCTGCGGAAACAGTATTTAAATTTACCCACATCTCTATTGTCCAATTGTTTGTGGAAAAATTGAACGCAGAAGTTGGAGTTAAACTCAAATAATCCGTACTACCATTAAAATACACACTGCCACCATATAGTGCAGTAGTATACGCAGCTGCTGGAGAAAATGGTTGAAATATTTGAACTTGAGGAGTGTTAGTAGGAGTAAGTGTAAAATTATTGCTGCTGTTGTCTCGAAACCTGTTGCTTTGGCAAGTTAATAAAGTTGTATTAGTAATTGGTGTTAATGGCGTTGTAGAAGGAGTAAAATTAGAAGTATAAGTTGCAGAATTAACAACTCTTAAGTTGCTTATATACCCTGGCCAATAAGAAGTTGCTGGATTTGATTCTTCTTTACCAATATAAAGATTATTTCCACCACTAGCAGTAGCCCACGTTAAACTACTAAATGTTCCAGTAACTCCTAGCACGCCATTAACATAAATTTTTAAATTATTAGAACCAGATCCATTAAATACTGCTGCAATATGAGACCAAGTATTTACTTGAACTGCAATAGAAGAAATTACTGAATTTTGTACACCTGAAGAGTACGAATATACTTTTGGTAATCCGTTATCAACTCCAAAATTAAAATATGTGCCCCCAAGACCAAGAATGCAAGGTGATGTATACGCAAGACTTCCTGTTCTAAGGCTAGTTGGATATACCCATGCTTCAATAGTTAGGACTGCTCCAGCGGTGATTAAAGGAGTTAGTGGTCCTGGTGTAGAACCAATTTGAATATAGTCCGAACTGCCACTAAAATAATTACTCCACTGACCATTAGGCCAATACGGAGTGCGCGAACCTTGTGTTGGTGTACCATTTCTAGCAATTGAAAAGTTATTGGTGCTGCTATCTAAAAATGTAGTATTTTGTTGAGTAGTTAAATTAGTAGTTTTTAATAGTAATGATACTTTATTAAAATAGTAATCACCTGCTGAAATATTAACAGTAAAAACTTTAGGTGTAATTTGATTTTCTAAGTCAGTGGCATTAATAGTAAATGTATAAGTAGTATCATCCAATAAGCTACCTACGCTTCCACTTAGTAATCCGCTGCTAGTAAGCGTTAAACCAGCAGGCAGAGTGCTACCACTAGCTAAAGAATAAGTTACTGTGCTATCACTAGTAGCTTGAAGCTGAATATTAACATTAATACCTGTGGAAAGTGGGCTTGTAGTACTCCAAGTGGGACTCTGACTATAGCTTAGTGCACCTACTTTAATAGCTACGCTACCATTGGTTAGCACTAAATATAAAACATAACTACCACCACTTAGTGGTGGTAGTTGTGCACGAACTTCTGTGCTGCTAATAAAAGTTACACTGCTAGCATAGCTATTGTTTACTAATACTTGGCAACCACTAGTAAATCCAGTACCAGTAATTTTAATATAACCGCCAGTAGAATCTAAAGAATTAGCCCCTGTAGCTGTATAACTACTGTCTGTTATAGTTATACCAGTAATTTTTGGTATACCTGCACCAGTACTAATATCACTTTGAGCTTTAATAATATCAGCATTTAAGTTAATAAAGTTATTATCTACTTCTGTATTAGTTAGCGGCCTATTTAAAGCAGTGGCTCCTGTTTCTCTAGTTACAATTATTGCCATATTAAAATCCTGTATAGGCTTAATTATCTTGTTTGAAATGCTAAGGTTGGCGTTGTAATGGTACGGGCAACGCCTCGGGTAATTCGTAAGTCTTGGATGTAACCAGTAAATATTCCCATTGCAGTAACCGCCCCAAATCTTCCCACATACAAAGTTGTATCAAATTGTCCCATTGTCGCTGATGAAGTAAGAGTCGACGTTCCAGCAACGCCATTTACATATAAAGTAAATGTTGATCCACTTCTTACTAAAGCACAATGATACCATGTGTTTATTGACATTGTTGTTTGATGAGTAATAGAACCAATTAGTGTTTGAGCACTGCTGTATGAAAAAAATCCTAACTGATTGTATGCTAAATACATTCCCCAATTGATATTGTTTGCCGAATCATTATATCTAGTACCTACTAATGACTGGGTTGCAGGCGCAACGGTACTTGGATTCAACCAAAACTCTATCGTAAAGTCTCCGCTGGTAATTGTTGTACTAGCGTTAGAGTTAGCCAGCATTGTTAAAAAACTGCCCGACCCGTCAAAACGCATGCTAGTAGTTCCCCATTTTGCGGTAATTGTAGAACTGGCCTGTGCATTACCAACTGTAACAATGTCATTCTGCGCGGCGGCGTCGTAGATTCCTGCGTTTGCCATGTTGAGCAGGAGACTGGTGTTTGTGACTGCCGTTACTGGTGAGGTAGGTGGGGTGAATGCTGATGTGTAGACTGCTGTGCCGTTTACAAAACGATAGTTTGCAATATATCCGGGGAAATAAAATGCAGACTGACCTTTGCCGATGAACGCAGAGTTGGCGCTTTGATAAATCGATGCGTTACTTGTTACAGAACCGATAAGAGATCCGTTACCATACAATGCAATATTAGAACCGTTTCTTACTAATGCGATATGATTCCAAGAATTTAAATTCAAAGTATAATACAAAACACTGCCGTCAGAAATGTTCCAGGACGATCCAGTGCTTGAGAGTCTAATCGTAAAATCTGCACTACCAGCAGACAAGTACCCAATCAACGGGTCATAAGTGGCAAAGTTCCCAAAAGACGCGGCTACTTTGCCCCCAGATGCAGTTATCAAATACACCCACATTTCAACTGTGAAGTTACTTGTTCCAAGCGCAAAACTTGTGCTGACTGGGGAGCTTAAATAGTCGGGGCTACCATTAAAGTACCCGCTCCCACCATACAGCGCAGTGGTATACGATGCCGCCGGGGGGAATGGTTGGAATGCTTGGATGGTTGGTGTTCCTGTTACGCTAACTACAGCAGGGGTATTGCTATTGTCTTTGAAACGGTTGGACTGACAACTTAAAAACTTGATGTCAGAAGTGGCCGTTGTCGGGGTTGTAGTTGGAGTATAAGACGCAGTAGAGTAGCCAGTCCCACCAATAGCAAGACTTACATTGCTAATATAACCAAAGAACTGGTAAACATAATTTACATCTAAATTAGACCTGCCAACTTTTAATGCGTCAGTGCCATTGCTAACAGTGTCTGTATATGCCGTTCCACCTGCGTTAAGTAAGGTGCCATTTACAAAAACATAAACACGATTAGAGACTCTGGTAACCCTGACTGCGTACCAAGTATTTAATGCAAAAGAAAAAGAACCACTAAGACCGGTAGATGTGCCGCCAGCGTTTGTAAGACTTACACCAAATGACGTTCCTGAAGCACCATTAACCGAAAATTCATAGCTTCTTGTGCCAGCAAAATTGCCTTTACTTAAAATAGCTGAAGCATAACTTCCAAGATTGCTTGCTGGATATGCGGTCAAGTAAATCCAAGCGCTCATCTGAAAATCACTTGCACCTAGCTCAACGTTTGCCGAATCTGGTACACTAATATAGTCGCCGTTTGCGGCAAAATAATTACTCCATTGACCGTCGGGCCAGTACGGAGTGATTGAACCCTGCGTTGCGGTGCCGTTGCGGGTGATGGGGAAGGCGTATGGGCCTGTGTCAATAAAGGTGTTGTTCTGTACGCCGTTCGTCGCGCTGGTATAATTGCTGTCCCCAAGGTTGA